GCCCCCCGCCATCTTGTCATACAACTGCGACCACGCCACGCCATCACCCTCGATGGTCTGCATCCTCGCCGACCCGTTGCCAATCTCCGAGTCCGGGGCAGTAACCCCCAGCGTCGTTTGCTCCGTCACGATGTCCTCGCTCTCGATGTTCTTAGCGTTACCCACGGTCATATCCTCGTAGTAACCGTTCTTCTGGGCATAGCCATCGCGCACCTCCTGCTCGAACAGACCCAGCTCAGCAGCCACGGAAGCCGCACTCTCAGGATCGAGCGAGCCCAGGTAAGTCTCAAGGTCAACGAGCTTCTGGTTGGCAGCAGCCGCACTTGCAGCAGCATCATCAGCCTTCTCCTCAGCCGCCTCTGCCGACGCAGCAGCACCAGCCGCTTGCGCCTGAATGGTGCCCACGATAGACTGAATCTTCGTGTCCGTCTCAGCCTTGGTGTAGTAGTTGGCCAGCGTGGTAGTCAATGCGGTGGTAATCATCGCGCTAATCTGCGATGTGGTGCTGTAGTTAGCGAGTGCGGTGCTGATAGCGTTCTGCACGTAGGTGCTATTCACCAGACCATTCACCGCATTGGCTATAGCCGCACGAATACCCTCAGATGTCACGGGGTTCGAACTGTTCAGTGTCGGTGTCTGGTCAAACGTCAGCTTCGACTGAAGACCGGCAATGATGGTGTCCATCGCCGTCTTGGTGTAGTAAGCCGCGAGAGCATTCGTGATGGCCGTAGCCACCTCGCTCGTGGTGCTGTATGATGCGAGAGCAGAAGCCACGATAGCTTGAACCTGAGCCGCCGTCTGTTTTGGAGAGAGCAACGCATCGACCTCATTCTTGCTGTAACTCTGTGCCTTCGTGTAATACTGAGCCAGTGCCGTACTGATAGCCGTTGCGACTTCAGCAGCTGTGTCATAATCAGCGAGAGCAGCAGCAACGATGCTTTCCACCTGTGCCTGCGTCTGCTTCGGTGCAACCAATGCATCCACCTCGCCCTTCGAGTAGCTCTGTGCCTTCGTGTAGTACGATGCCAATGCCGTCGAGATAGCCGTTGCCACCTCTGCCGCCGTGTCGTAGTTAGCGAGAGCAGCAGACACAATGGCTTCTACCTGCGACTGGTTGAGCTTGGTGCCAAGCGTCTGGTTGATCTGAAGGTCAGCCGTCTCACGAGCCAGTCTTTCTGCCGCGATTGCATCTGCCATATCAGCCGAAGCATTGATGGCAGCCTGCACACTGGCAGCGAGGTCAGTCAAAGGAATACCGCTCGCGGGCTTTTGATAAGCGGAACCAGCAGCGTCGAGAAGATTCTGCACAGCCGTAGCGAGGTCGGTCTTAGGAATACCCGTGCCAGGCTTTTGGTAAGCCGTACCAGCAGCGTCGAGAAGATTCTGTACGGCTGTGGTGAGGTCGGTCTTTGGTATTCCGCTTCCTGGCTTCTGATAAGCCGTCAGAGCCTTCTCAATGGCGGATTGCAAAGCTGCTGTGAGGTCGGTATCAGGAATACCACCATCTGGTTTAGTGTACTTGGTCAGCAACTCGGTTGCCAACGATGGAATTTGGTTCAACAGGTTCTGCACCTGCTCGCCGGTCTGTTGGAGTCTGTAAGTTGTATCCATATTTTTTATCCGTTTTGATTATTGTCGTTATTGATTTCGTTCTCTGGGGTCTTCAGTACCAGGATAACCTCATTGTCACTGGTGAGGATGCGGTCGTAGTCAGCGCAAGCGAGATAAGCATACAAGCCTGCCACGTCGCTTTCCTCGGTACGTGTGTAAGTCACGCGACCTTGATTCGTGCAAGCCGGACACGTGATGAACTGCGGACATGGGGTCGTAGCCACGAAGCACAGGTACTGCTCGTCTGTCTCTTCACGATAGCCGTCAGGACAGTCAGCATCAGGCACCCGCCATGTACAGCGAGCCGTCACGCGGCCAACCATGCCTTCGGTGTCAAACACAAAGTACCACTTGCCGCCACCATCTTGGAACATCTGCGACTTGGCAATCTCCATCTTCACGCGGCGGTAGCCATAGATGAGCGTCACGGCAAACGAGTTCGCCTCCATGTCGAAGTCCTTGATGGCCACCTGGAACTTCGCCTCGTCGCCCTGTTGTAGTATTCTTGTCTTATCCATATCTCATTAGTTTAAAGTCTTCAAATACTCTTCTACGTCGGCCTCCAGTTTCTCCGTCTGCATCTTCATGTCGGCCAGAATCAAGTGGCTTGGGTCGTTGAACTGCAACCACCAGTTCGTATAAGTGGCAATCCTTCCGTACAGGTCGGCCAGCGTCGGGTCGTTACGGAGGTCGATGTTGGCACACTTGTAGTCGAGCAACTGCCGCTGCTGAGCCAGTCTGGTGATGTATCCGTTGCGCTGGTCATCACCAAACGTCCCGCTCAGTCGCATATACGGCTTCAGTAGGAATGCGAGACCCATCACGTCGTGCATCTGCACCGATTCCTGTGGCGCACGGTGGTTGTAAAGATGGTCGCACACCAGCAGCGACGCATTGATGATGGGTGCCGGAATTAACACTTCTGCATCTTTGTCAACTATTCCGAACGTCTCTACGATGTCGTCGTAGTCCCTGTTTAGCAGTTTCATCACGGCCTGCTCTGCCGCGTCCGCGTAGAGTTCAAGCAACTGATTCTCGCAGTCGAAGTCTATGCGCGAGTGTTGCTTGATGTAGTCAATGCTTAACCATTTCATATCTTTTTTCGTTTTTGTCCTTTATGTGTCCGGCAAAAACCCTTCGTAGGTTTACCGCCACCACCTTACCTTGCACCCTTGCGGCATTTTCGCCGCAACTCCGATGAAAAAAAGTAATAGCCCGTCATCACGACGAGCTATCACCCAAATAATCAAATACCATGAAAACACTCTTTTATCATAAACCATAAACAAAACATTATTACGATGTCGTTGGTGGAGCCAGCGGACCGCTGCCAAGTAGCTTGATGCTGCCGGTGCCGAGGTCGCCCGTCGCACCTCGTATGTCACACTCCGTACACAGAGCCCTTCCTTCCCACGTCACGGCGGTCAAGCCACTACCTATCACCACCTGGATATTGTACATCGTACCCTCTTGAAGCGTCACGCCGTTGGTGGTTATCAGGTGGCTCAGGTCTATTGACCACGATTTGCGCCCTGCGATGTTATATTCGTTATCACCGTCGTCAGCCGACGCCACCTCGATAGCCTTACACTGCTTCCTGATGGTACACGACTTCGCGGCAGCTATCAATGCCGTTCCGCTGCCGTTGTATATCTTGATGTCCTTTCCGTGTATTACACTCATGTCTTTATCTCCTATCCGTTAATTTTTCCATGTCAATATTTCACCCTGACCCGTTCTGCGGAAATAGCGGTTTGCTACCAGTACAATATTCTCGCCCTCAATGCGTCCGACGATCTGACCGTTGCGGAAACCGTTTGCCGAGCCTTCGAACTGTGACGCCAGCACGCCAGACTGCGCACGGTTCAGAACGACCTCGCCCGCATTCAGCCCGATACTACCACCATTAGCGGGTATCATGTCACCGCTATACGTATTGCCTTTGATGATACCACCCTCTGCATAGCCGGTCTGACTATGAATACTTGCAATTGTCGTACCCATTGATACCATAGCCGCTGCACTGGCAGCGATGAACGACCAAATATTAAACTTCTCAGCTGTCGTCTTAGCCAAAGCGTCAGAGTAAGCCAACGCAACGTTGGCGATGGCTTGTGCTACGACACCGGCTACCTTTGCCGCAGGGTCCTCGATGGCGTTAAATGCCTGCCCGATGGTGCCGACGACCTGCGCCGTCGTGCTGATGGTTTTCTTCAGTTTTGCGACATCCTTGATAACGTCGTCCATCTTCCCCGTCTGGAGGTTTATCACAATCGGCTCTTCGCCAATCTGTTCGCGCAGTGCATTATATTGGTCGATAATTCCCTGCCACGACGAATCAGGAATGTCGATACCCTTGCCGATTTTCTCGCCAAGAACGCCAAATTGGAAGTCCATGCCGTCAATGCCGTTCTGGATGGCGTCCTTCATCAGCGTCTTCAGCGTTTCCGTGTCCACCTTCGACGTCTCTTGGTCTATTTCCAACTTCACGGCCTGCTTCAGCTTCACGGCACTCTGCTGCAAGTCCTCCGGCGTGCGAACCTTACCAGTCAGCCCGTTCGGAGCAATGTCAGCCATTTTCGGCACTTGCACCTCCATCTTCTTCGGCTGTATCTTGATACCGTTTATCTCTTGAATCTTCGCCAGAGCCTCCGTCGTTTCCGCCGTGATGACGAACATCTTCGGATCAACCTGTTTGTCATCAAGGTTGTGCAATTCGTCAGCCGCCTTGTCGTCATACGCCGTTACCGTGAATGACTTCGGCTCAATCTTTACGCCGTCGATTTTCTTGACGGCCTCCAGAGCCTCCTTGGTGTCTGCCGTGACGGTAATCTTCGAGGTCTTTGTCTTACCATTCATTGCGTCGAGCACCAACTGAGCCTGCTCAATCTGTTTCTTGATGTCCTCGCGACTCTTGTCATCCGCAGCGGCACGCCAAGCCTTCTGCAAGTCCTGCACCTTCTTGGTCTGCGCGTCGATGGAACCTTCAATCGGGTCAATTTTCACAACCTTGTTTGTTGTGCTACCCGTTCCGCGCATGGACTTGATTTGGGCTTGTACGCTTTTGATCTGCGTGTTGTATTGGTCACGCAGTTTGGTATTACCAGCATTGGCCGCGTCGTCACGCAACTTCTTCAGCTTCTTTATTTCTTCCTGAAGGTCTTTGATACTCTTCGTGGCGTTTTCCGTATCTGCATCTACATCAATGTCAACGGTTATAGACGTATTTCCGTTGGGATTGGATGTAATACTATCAGAAACTGCTTGCATTATCGGCTTAGCACGCTGCTCGAATTCCTTCATCATTTCCTTGGCGGCACCGATGTCCTGAGTAAGTTGAGAAATTTTACTGTTTTTGGAAAGCGTTTCCCATGCCCATACATCTTTTGTATTCTTGGTTTGCTGTAGCTCTGCCTCCTTTTTGTTGATATACCTCCAGAACTGTTCAATTTGCTGATTATAGAAATCGGATTTATTGGAAGCCCCATTCAAAATGTTGATCATATTGTCAACACGGGTATTTCCGCCAGTTCCTTCATTGTTGAGTTCGGCCTTGCGCTTGGCATACTTATCCATGCCGCTGATGGCCTTGTCTACCCACGTCACGACATCCTTCAGCCAATCGACTGAATCTTTCAACAGCCCGTTGCTCGAATTGATGTGGAGGTTCAATCCCTCCCATGCCGATGCAAGGGCTTTCAGCGAGCCGTCCAGATTGGCGGTGTTTGTCGCAGCCTGTTCAGTGGCGGTGCTGGTACCAGTAATGGCGACGGTCATGTTCTTCGCCTCCTGAGCGGCATTGGCCAGAGCCATAGCCTGCGACGCGAACATCTTACCAGCGATTTGCTGATAGCCCACGATGTCGAGGTTGGCTTTTCCAAGATTTTCGAATGCCTGCGTAAGTCCGACGATAGACGGCTTGAAGTCTTGGTTCGCCTGCTTCTCCAAGTTCATGATGATGGATCGCAAGGCCGTACCTGCCGTTGAAGCGTCGAAGCCTGCCTTTGCCAACTGCTCCAGATTTGCTACCAGTTCCTCGTAGTCAGTACCGACTGCCTTTGCCGCTGTTGCCGACTTGGTGATGGCCTCGCCCAACCATGCGATGTCACCAGCACCCTTCTGCGATGCTGCCGCAAGGACATTCACGTAACGGGCTGCATTGTTCGAGTCGCCACCCATCTGGTTAATAGACGTTGAGAGTGTCTGAGCGGCTGTCTGAAGGTCAATACCTGCCGCCTCGCTCAGCGTGATGGCATACTTCGTCACTTCCTTCAGGGCCTCGCCGCTGGCAAGCAACTGCGGCTGCTGTGAGCCTATCAGTCGGAAAGCGTCGGCCACCTGCGAGGCGGTCAACGTCGAAGTAGAACCAAGTTCGATGGCGTATTCCTTCAGTTGGTCGAGGTCTTTGCCGACCATACCTGTGAGGGATGACAGTTGTGACATGGACTTCTCGAAGCCCATAGCCGTTGAGATGTTTCCACCGATGACCTCTTTCAGTCCGGCAAATGCGGCAGCGGCGGCACCGATTCCCGTCAGCATGGCAGGCGATACGCCAAACACCTTCGACATATTGCCCATCACTCCACTGAAGCCACCGCCCAAATTCTTAGACACGTTACCCATACTCTGCATCTCGGCCTTCGTCTCGCGGATGCGTTGCTGGAGTTGTGTCAGACTTGCGGCCATAGCCTTACCGAAGTCGCTCTGCTGCTGTTCTTTGGTCAGTGCGTTGTAGGCCTTCGCAGCTTCGTTGAACGCTCCGACAAGTTCCTTCACCTTGCCTTTTGCGTCCTGCGAGCTGGTTGCCATCTTGCCAAGGGCTTGCGCTGCCGCGACGTTATCCTTCGTGAACTTCTGGAACTCCTTACCGGCATTCGAAGCTGCCTTGGTGTATTCGGACAACCCTTTAGCGGCTGACTTTATCTTAGAGTCAAATTGTGTGGTTTCAAGCCGAAACCTGGTAATCACATCTTTTGCCATATATCCTATTGCAATTTAAATTCTGAATCTAACATCTGCTCAATCATTACAGCTACCTTCGTCGCTGCGGCATCCATCTGATAGGCTGATGATACACCGAACCAGTGTCGGGCTCTCAATGAACCACGATTGCCGTAGCGTGTTTCGCGGTCAGCTGTACCCGCGTTTTGGAACCTGAGTACAAAACCACGATCCACACCTTCGTAGCTGTTCAGTTGCAACGTCCTCAGTGAACGCTTCCTGCGGTTTCCGCCACGCTGGTGAGGGTTGTCGTCAAGTTTCCGTGGACGCTGGTATCTCGTCGGGGCTCCACGCTTACGTGATGACAGAATGTTTATCTGACCGCCGAATATCTGTTTATACACAGAGTTGCGCACAGCTTTGTAAGCATGTCGCGGGTCGTTATCCAACACGCCCTGAGCATCCTTCACGACATTCTTTCGAGCCTCGCCGATACATTTGCGGATGATGCCCTGCAAATATTTCTTCATGGCAGGGGTGCTGGTAACAAGCTGTTCCAGTTCTTTACGTCGTGCGTCGAGTCCTTG